CTAGCGCCATTGCGCCCGATCAGGTTGAGTCGTAACGGTGAATACTTGTTTACAGGTGTAGTGACCACATTTAACCAGACTTACAACATGGCTGGAATGACCACCTACAACATTGCTGCCGCCGACAACACTTATGTGCTGGCACAGGGCAGTTTGCCCGAAACCGCGACCACTAGCCAAACCTCGTCAGCGCGCATTACAGCCGTTTTAAGCGCTGCAGCGTACACAGGCGCTACATCCCTTACAGCCAGCCCTGTGACCACGCTAGGGGCTTACACGATCGCTAGTGGCACAAACGTGAACGCCTACATAAACCGCATCCAACAAGCCGAACAGGGCCGCATATTCTGTAATCGAGCAAACGTGCTGACAGCCCAACCGCGCATTGGCACAACCCTTGATGCACCTACCGCCACGTTTAACGACACTGGCACAGCCACACCGTATGACAGCATCCTTGTGGAGTTTGACCAACAGTCTGTTATTAACAATGCCAACGTCACTATTGCGTCTGGCGGCACGCTACAAAACGCCAGCAACGCAGCTTCCATTGCACAATACTTTACGCAAACAGAGGCAATTACTGACAGCCTTTTAAGCAGTGACGCACAAGCTGCAACGCTGGCAAGTTACCTGTTGTATCCACAACCGCGCCCACGTTTCACCAATGTGTCAACCACTTTTGCCAGCCTGACAGATGCCCAAAAAACGGTGTTAGCACCAATAGAAATCGGGCAAACCGTGTCGGTTACTAAAACCTTTCAATCTGGCACACCATTAAGCGTCAACCAAGATTTAAGCATTGAGGGCATAGATCACGTTATTGACATGAACAAAGGCCACCGCATGACCTTGTGGACATCGCCAACCGTCATCCTTGACCAGTTGATTTTAGACAACATTACATTTGGTGTGCTATCTACCACCAACGCGCTCGGTTAAGGTAAAGTCTAATTATGGGAGCAAACGCGCAAACCTCAGTACCACTATTTGTGGCAAACACCGTGCTCACCGCAGCACAACAAAACATAAGCGCCGCTACAGGCGTACCAGTTTTTGCAACAACCGTTACCAGAGATGCCGCGTTCGGTGGCAGCAACAAAGTTTTGGCAGAGGGCCAACTTTGTTACATCGAGGCCAGCAACGTTGTTCAGTATTACGATGGCGCGGCGTGGGCAACTGTCGGCCCATCTGCGGCAAGCGGTTTAGTGCGTACTGGTGGCGGCACATTGTCTGGCGCGTCAACAACTATTGCGGCGAATATGTCTGCAACTTACAACACTTATTTAGTTGATATTTCTAATTTGCAAAACTCGACAGGTACCCTTATGACTATTCAACTTGATTTGTCCGGTACACCGTCTACCACTGGTTATACGCGCATTGGTATTATTGCGAACGGCTCAACCGTTGTTAGCGATGCAGACCCTGCATGGGATGGTCAAGGCATGACCAGTGCAACTGGTCAAGGTTTTCAATTTTTGCTTACTAATCCAGCGTTAGCAACACCAACTAAAATGTCTTGCATACAACTAGATTTAGGAACGCCACGTATGCGTATCCAAGCCTGCAATCACACTGTTGCCACTGCATACAATCAGATAAAGTTCATAGCCAATAGCGGCACATTTACGACAGGCACCGTAAACGTTTACGGTTACGCACTCAGTTAGGAGATGACATGAAACCGATTATTGGTGTAATAGTTGACGGTGAACAAGTGTTTCGCGAAATGACTGATGCCGAACACGCTGACTATGAAATTGAACAGGCCGCAAGACTTGTGCGCGAAAAAGCGCAAACCGAAGCCGCAGCCGAAAAAGCCAGACAAAAACAAGCCGTGCTCGACAGGCTCGGAATTACAGCCGATGAAGCCTCGTTACTACTTGGCTAGCGTCATGCTTGCACTTATCCTGACTTCGTGCGAAACAACACGAAAGAACGCAAACAAAAAAACGGTGCGTAACAGCGCACTAATTGAGTGCCGTGTCGCAGATAGGTGCGCAGACGCTAATGGCTAAAGACCGTTCAGAAATTGAGTATTTGCACGCCCGAATGATTGTGTTTGTTGGCTGCACTATTGCCGTGACTTTTGCGTTAACTGTCATAGGTTTTGTGTACGGCTTGTTGTTTATTACGCAGCCTTTAGAGCAATCACCAAATGATGCACAATTTATTGACTTGCTGTCCACGCTTACAGTGTTTATGACTGGCACGTTGTCTGGCCTTGTTGCCGCTAACGGACTTAAACGAAAGCCTGAAAATGGCAGTACTACCAGCCAACCCTAAAGTCATTGGGTCTAAGCCATACACGGGCAACAGTGACGGTGCAGCTGCAGGGCCACGCGCTGGCATGGATGAATGGATACGCCAAGCCATAAAGCATGGTGCAGGCGCGTTTTGGAATAACGGCAGCTGGGGTGTCAGACCTATGCGCGGCTCAGAAAATTTAAGTGTGCACGCCACTGGTCGAGCAGTTGACTTGTCATATCGAATGTCAGAAAAACACGCCACTGCAAATCGTAAAGGAACTATTGCGTTTATCAACATTGTGTTAGCCAACGCAAACGAGTTAGGTGTTGAGTGTGTGCTTGACTATTTCCCTAAAGCGTTTGGGCGCGGCTGGCGTTGTGATCGTCAAGCGTGGAAGTCGTACAGCAAACCAGAGATACACGGTGCGCCCGGTGGCGATTGGTTACACATTGAGATAAACCCACTAATGGCAGACCAGCCAAACCTTGTAAAACAAGCGTTTCAGAGAGTATTCACCGAACTGCCACAGTAATGCCCTATGGTGGAAACACCGACGATAGGAGATGCAATGGCAGACGCTAAAACATATATTTACGAGGTTTATACCACGCACCTAGACAGCAACCAAATGGTGCTTGTGCAGATATTCCGTGACCCTGAAACAGACAAAGTGCTGCACGCACAAATTGCGTTTAAGGATGCAATTGGTGACTCGTGGCAAACCCCTTACCAATTGGAGAAAAAATGAGTTATCTAGCAATCAAAATAGGTGCATGGGCAATTAGCGGTTTAGCAGCGTTTGTGCTGTTGTGGGATGCCAGCGCGCCACCAGAGCGCAAACTGCAACCGGGCGAACAGATCACTACAACACTGATCAGCATTGTGCCACCAACTATTGCGCTAACACCAATACCGACCACAACTACGTCAGTGCCTAAAGGCTGTGCACAATATGTGGCAGACGCAATCACCGCAGGTTGGCCTGCAGACCAAGCACCTACGCTGGCGCGCGTGATGTTTCGTGAGTCACGATGCGACCCGATGGCATTTAACAAACTAGACAGCAACAACGGCAGTCGAGGTTTAATGCAAATTAACGGCGTGCACCAAACTTGGCTAATACAAACGGGCTACATCAACAGCCTTGATGATCTGTTTAACCCTGACATTAACTTGCGCGCCGCGTTACAGCTTTACAGTATGGTGGGCTGGTCAGCGTGGGCAAGTACACATGGCTGATATTCCACATCCCGAAACAGGCATAACAGAGGAGACCCGACAGATGTATCCCGAAAACTACAGCGACAAATACAACAAAGTGTTCAAGGAATTTATAGATGACATTGTGCGCCCTAACCACGTGCGACCAATAGACCGTCTAGATGACCACGACATTTTGCTTGATGAACTTGTGCTGATGTATGACGCACACATGACCATTGGCGGTGAGCAAAACAGATTTAACGCATCAGTGTTAAAAGCGGCAATAAATGTTATTCGCTCCCTGTAAAGCTTGTGGGCTGACAATGCACGGCACAAGGTACAAACACAACCCAGAAAAGATTATGTGGTTACACCCTGACCTAAAAGCGTGTACTAAGGTAAAACCAATAAACCCGACCAAAGGAAACCCGACATGAACGACCAACTAGAAATGTTTACAACCACATTGGGATTGGCTGGAGAACGCACACGCGTAGCTCTTGACCATCCAAGTGTTGCCATAGCGCGCAATGCAACAGACACATCACGCGAAGCAGGCGAAGCAGCTAAACCACACGCAGGCAAACAACGCGAGTTGGTGCACTTTTGGATTAAATGGGCAGGCCGCACAGAGGCTAAAGGCATGACTGCAGACGAAATAAGTGTGTTACTAGAACTACCTGCACAATCTGTGTCAGCGCGCATAAACGGTCTGCATCGAGATGCCTACATTGTTGACAGTGGCATTAGGCGCAAAACACGGTACGGACGCAACGCAATCGTTTGGGTGGCTTGCTAATGGCATTTGACCTATCTAACTATGTAGATGTGCCAGCTCGATTACGCATGGCGTTAGAGCGTTACCCAAACATGAGCGTGCTAGAGCATCCAGTGCAAGTACGCGAGGTTGACGGCAAAACCTACATTGAGGTGACAGTAGAGGTGATCTGCAACGATGACGCAGACCGCCGCGCTACAGCCTCAGCGTGGGAAATACATCCGGGCCACACGCCCTACACCAAAGAGTCAGAAATGATGAATAGCAGCACTAGCGCGTTAGGCAGAGCGTTAGGTTTCTTAGGGTTTGGCATTGCAAAGTCAATTGCATCGCAAGATGAAGTGCGCGCGCGTCAGGAATACACAGAAAAAGTTAAAACGGCTAATCAGCCAGACTCACACGCCAGCCCTACGCCTAAGCAACTTGGTTTCTTAAAGAGCCTTGCGCGTGGCAAGGGTTGGGATGATTTGCAGTTGCTCGAATACATCCACCGTCTACTACAGGCTGATGACGTCATAGTTGAGACGCTGACCGCTAGTCAATGCTCTGCCGTGATAGATGGGTTAAAGAAATGAGTCGCACAGTCTGGCTTGCGTTAGCTCTAACAGTGCTATGCGCTGCGTTAATGGCAAGGTCTGATAAGAAGTAAAGCTCACACAATCGGTTAGTTGCGTATACCTAAGCCTGTCGCAAGGCGGTTGGATGATCTGCGGTAACGCAGTTAGATCGGCACGCATTAACACTGATACACGAGAGCGTTAATGCACAGTGTCGAGGCGAGCCGTAAACATAATCGGCTAGATGGTGCAAGGTAATCGGATTGAGGCAGCCCGATGGGTGAGCATCATCACTCTGTCTCTAATCACACATACAGATGACATACACTAAACAAACCGACACAAAGGACAAGCCCGATATGCAACGTCAACAACAAACAACGAGAGCAAGCGCGATAGCGCGCGGTAGCAATGGGTAAACATACAAAACCCAGACGCAACAAAACAACCAAACAATACGGTTGCCAGCGTTGCGGTAAGCAAATAGCAATGCTTGGCTCTGGTCGGCCGCCAAAATACTGTTCTAAACAATGTCATTATGTGTCAAAACCACGAACAAAACTAAAAGGTACTGAAATGTCAAGAGGTAAAAACATTGTGTTACAAGACAAACTGTTACGTGGAGAGTGTGCTTTACATCCCACTTACCACGAAGGCAGACGCAAGTTTGTAACCCTTGAAAACCACAGAATGTTTGCTTACGACCATTTAGACAGAGCAACTAAAAAAGGAACAATTGCTAAATTAGTAGATTCTGGGCCTAGACAATTAGAAACAGAATTGCTTAAATGCCAATTGGTATGTCACAACTGCCATGCAATGAAAACATACGAGGATAAAGATTGGTACAAACACGATAAAAAAATGAACGATCACCCAAGACTGTTTGACAATGAGTAAAGAACACAGCAACCCAGAGTACAAACGCAACCGCATTATCATCCTGCGAAACAACCCAACGTGCAATTACTGCGACAAACCAGCAGACACCGTTGATCACATAATTGCGTTAATGAACGGCGGTGACCATAGCCTGGACAATCTGCAGCCCTGTTGCGCGCAATGCAATAACAGAAAAGGTCACAAAGAAGTAGCACAACGAAACCGAACAGTAAGCCATGCACGCGGCGAAGCAATGCGAAATCACGGAATAGAAATGCCAAAATCAAAAGTGTTTTTTGCTGAAAAAAAAGATTTCACCCCGACCCAAGTCTTGTCTATCCCAACTGGCCCTAACCAGCCAGCATTGGCAGGGATTGGTCATGCACAGCCGAGATTGCAGACATCGAGGCCAGAGCATTCAGGTTCGTTTGCGCCGCAAGTTAGGGAATGGGCCAGCGAGCACCTAAATGTTGAGTTGATGGATTGGCAGTACACGGCGCTTGACGGGCAGCTGTTGTATGACGAAAACTTTGAGTTAGTTAACAGGGTGAGCCTTGTTTCTACGGCGCGGCAGTGTGGTAAAACTACTGCGTTAACAGCTCTTATTGGTTGGTGGCTTACAGAGATGCCTAAAGTACGGGGCAAGAAACAGACCGTGTTATCTACCGCTCACCGTTTGGACTTAGCGGTTATGTTGTTTGACGAATTGTCACCTATTTTAGAGCAGCGTTTTAATGCCACGCTAATGAAGTCATACGGGCGTAACAAGGTAACAATGCCAGACGGGTCAACTTGGTTGGTGCGTGCCGCCAACAACTCTGTGGGTCACGGCACTAGCCCATCGTTGGTGGTTGCCGATGAAATGTGGGATATTTCGCGTGAGGTTATAGACGGCGGTTTGTTACCTGCCCAACGTGCACAGGTTTCACCGCTTTTGTCTATGTGGTCAACGGCTGGCACAGAGGCAAGCACCGCAATGTTGCGTTGGCGTGAGCAAGGACTTAGGGCTATTGACACAGGCCGTAACGCCGCGTTTTATTTTGCGGAATGGTCACCACCGCCAGACATAAACCCTATGACCCCAGAAGCATGGGTGTACGGCAACCCTGCATTGGGCATAACGCTTACGCCTGAAACCTTGCTGGCAGAGTCAGAGAACCCTGATCGAGCAGCGTTCCTACGAGCCAGTTGCAACCTGTGGGTTGCTAGCGACAAGTCATGGATACAGCCCGGCCAGTGGCCTGCTTTGCAGTATGAGGGCGATCTACCAGAGGGGGGCACGGTAGCCATAGAAACCAGCCTTGACGATACGCGCTATTTTGCGGTGCGTTGCGTGGCTTTACCTGATCGGCGCACGGTGGCAACAGTCGAGTTTGTGGCAGACACATTTAGCGAGATGTTGGCACACGTTGAGCGCCTATGTGCTAACCCTACGATCAAGTTTGCGATAACACCAACGGTAGATAACCACTGGCCTTTATCTTTAGAGCGCCGCCGTGTGGTGGTGGGCTATGGCGAGATACTTAAGTTTACTCCGTCAGTCAAAAATATGATTAACGAAAAGTTGTTGTGGCATGACGGAAGCAACCAACTTGCCGAACACGTCAGCCGCGCGGTTGCTGTTCGCTCACAAAACAGTATTGCGCTATCAAGCCAACGATCACCGGGCCCTATTGAGTTGGCGCGCTGCATGGTTTGGGCAGCTGCACTGACCAGCCGACCTACCTCATCAGGCAAACCAATGCTTGTGGTTTCCAACGGCTAACATCCAATTGGCATCGGCTCGATGGCTTGCTTATCGTCGGGATACCGCATCGCATACCGGGCCGATGCCACCACAAACTAGGCAGACTGTGACACACTA